ATGGATAGGATTCTAGAAAGAGAAGAAAGAAAAAAACTTGTAGAATTATTAGGAATAGACCCAGTTCTCTATGGAAATATACCTGTGATGAAAAGTGCCTACAAGAGAGCTTCTAAAGTGCTTCATCCAGATAAAGGAGGAACTGGGAATGATATGATGATTTTAAATTTTTTGTGGCAAAAATTTCAAGAAGGGGTAACTGAAGCCAGGTGCCCTGAGGTACGTGGAGCATTTTGGTTTCATTCAGAGTTATTTCAAGTACCTTTGATTGAGTTTTGTGGAGGAATAGACAAATTCATGCTTCTTTTTCTTAAAACCCCCCAGTGCCTTCTTAAAGGGAGAACCTCCTGTAATTGCATTACTAGTTTGCTACTTAAGCAGCATGCTGATAGAAAGCTCTTGCATAAGAAGAGGTGCTTAGTTTGGGGAGAGTGCTTTTGCTACTATTGCTTTGCTTTGTGGTTTGGATTTGAACAAAGCTGGACTTCTTTTGAGTTTTGGAAAAGAGTGATTGCTGAGACACCTGTTCAACTTCTCCTCATTGCTGATCAATTACTGAACCATTAAGTAAGTATATTACTTTTGATGTTTTTTTTAAATTTGATTGATTTCTAAATTTTTGCTTCTTTCAGGAATTTTCCTCATCATATGGATCCAGAAGCTACAGGGAGCACTACAGAGAGTGGTGCAGCTCAGTATTTACCAATGAAAGCACTAAAGAAGGACCAGATCTACACTGTGATGAGTCCATATCAGAAGAAGAAGAAGATGAAACCCAGGAGTCAGGCTACAACTCATTCCCCTTTACCTCCACCCCTACCCCCCAAGCTTCTCAAGGTGCCCCGCCGTTCCCCGAGAATTCCAGCTCCTCGTCCTCGTTCAGTGGAAGTAGAGCTCCAACGGATGAAGGAAACACTCCAAAGAAGAGAAGAAGAGCTTCTGCAGACATGGATGGATCTAATTCGAGCTCGCAAGCTAGCTTTGCAAGCACGCCGCCAAAAGCAAAGGGAGAGGATTCTGATAAGCCTTCTGATGTTCCTCCTTGTTTGCATGAGTATATCAGTCATGCTTTATTTTCTAATAAGACTGTAAATTCTTTTTTACTTTATAGTACTGTAGAGAAAGCTACATTACTATATGACAAAATTGATAAATTTAAAGTGGAGTTTAAAAGTTTGCATAGCTATGATAAAGGTGCTTTACTGCTTATTTTAACTGCTGGAAAGCATAGGCTCACAGCAATTAAAAATTATTGTCACACTTTTTGCACTGTAAGTTTTCTTGTTTGTAAAATGGTTTTAAAACCCCTTGAGTTATACAATTGTTTATGTAAAGATCCTTTTAAAGAGATAAAAGCTTCAAAGGAAGCTTTATATAGTTTTGACTTTGATGAGAAGACAAAGGAAGAGGCTTGTAATTGGAATAAAGTAGCTGAATTTGCAGTGCAGGCTAATATTGATGATCCTTTGTTAATTTTAGCTCACTATCTAGATTTTGCAAAACCACATCCGTGTAATAAATGTCTTAATCCCAAGAGTAAAGCTCATGACTTTCATAAGGCTCACCATCTAAATGCTTTATCTTTTGAAAATAGTAAAAGTCAAAGATCTATTTGTAATCAGGCTAGTGATGTGGTTTTAGCTAAAAGAAGATTAATATTATCTGAGTGCACAAGAGAAGAATTACTTGGGAAATGCTTTGAAAAACAGTTAAAAATTTTACAGGGTATGGATCAATTTGATATTTTGTATCATATGGCTGGAGTGGCTTGGTATTCTTGTTTAATGGAACAATTTGACTCTGTTTTATATAAGATTTTGAAATTGTTAACTGAAAATATACCTAAGCAAAGAAATATTCTGTTTAGAGGTCCTGTAAATAGTGGAAAGACAACTTTGGCAGCAGCTTTGATGGATTTGGTGGAGGGAAAATCTTTGAATATCAACTGCCCAGGAGATAAACTAAACTTTGAACTTGGTTGTGCAATAGATAGATTTGCAGTAGTGTTTGAAGATGTAAAAGGCCAAGTTATGCATAACAAAAAGTTACAGCCAGGACAAGGAATAAATAATTTAGATAACATGAGAGATTATTTAGATGGGGCTGTTCCTGTGAATTTAGAAAGAAAGCATGTGAACAAGAGGAGTCAGATTTTCCCTCCAAGCATAGTGACCATGAATGAGTACTTCTTACCACAAACCTTATTTGTAAGATTTGCTTTAAAAATAGATTTTAAATGTAAGCACTTTTTAAACTCAGCTTTAGAAAAGGCACCATTTCTATTATCTAAAAGGATTCTACAAAAAGGTATTACTCTCTTTTTATTATTACTGTGGTATTTACCTGCTAAAGAATTTTTAGTTAGTTTGCAACCTGAAGTAGCTTTATGGAAAACAATTATTGAAAAAACAGTTAAACACTCTGACTATTGTAAAATGGTTGAGAATATTGAAGTTGGGGAAAACCCCCTATTTGAAATTGTAATTGAGGAAGAAGACACAGAAAATGAAGTGTGAGAAACATTTATTAAATGCATTTTTGAATTAACTCTGACTTTGACCAGTTTCTGCAGGCAATTTTGTAATTACTGTTGAACCACTTAGGGCTGGGGTTGGTGGGTGGCTGCTATAATCTTCAGTAATCAGATGATGTTCTGTAATCTCTTTGCTATTTCTGGCTGTTTCTTCATCTTCTGAACTTGCCTCTTGCTCTTCTTCTTCTTCAAAAACATGGCCAGGTAAGGAAAAGCCCACTTGAACTGATGGCCCTTTTTGAGCCTGATATTTTTTTATAAATTCCTCCTTTTGTTTCTGCAAAGCTTCCTGTCTTTGTCTAAGGTTTTGAGGGTGGAAGGTCCACTTCAGGAAATCAGCAGCAGGAGCAGCAGGGGTGGGGGGAGTTGTTTGTTCCTGTCCAAACTGATCAATGTATCTTTTAAGGTCTGGATCTCCTGGTAACCCTTCCATTCCCTGATAGACTCTAACTTCTTCTATTTGATTATCCTTTCCTGCCATAGGCTGCCCATCCATCTTGGGCATTAGTCCTGAAAACAAACTTCCCAACAAAGAAGTAATGGGATAGGGATTTTTAACTACTCTTTTCCTTAAGGTTATTTTAAAATATCTAGGCAAACCTCTATATCTAGCTTTTTTATTTCCTTCTCTTACATATAATCCACAAATATCTGCAGAAGACACAAAAAGTCCATCACCTTTACAGAGGGGTCCTACACCATTCTCATCTAGCAGCACTGTAGTCACACTGTTTGTAAATTGTAAGCTGGGTGGGCTCTGAGTTCCACCTACAAAACTTCCAAAGTATCTACTGTTTTCATTCCTGGAGGGATCTGGATGCCATTCCTCAATTGGATAAAAGCCATCCTTATCCAATTTGGCTTTTGCTGTTGGCAGCAAACCTTGCAAAAGACCTCTGTCATTAAGGGGCACTTTTGCTATGTCATTGACATGGATTGTTTGTGCTGGCACAGCAGTTGCATAGAAGGTAAAAGCATCAGCTTCAATCCCCTGAAGATCTAAAGGTTCCCCTCCCACTGCAAAAAAGTGGTAATTCATCCCCTCTATAGGTCTTCCAAAGCCATCTGCTTCTGTGTGTTGAGTATTTTTTAAGTGAAGGTTAAGTAAGGTCCCAACACCTACTACTTCAGTTTTACAAGATACTGCCTCCCACATTCTTAATGTTTCACAGGTGAGGTCTTCATTTAACATAGGAAGTTGTACTCTAGCACAACTATATTGAGGTAGTTTGTTGCTTGTTAGTTGATTTGAGGTACTGGATCCATCATTAAAAGCTATTTCTTCACTGAAGCCATAATATTCTCCAGTAGTGCCCAGTCCAGTATTTATACCCATTCTTGGGTTGAGGTACAATTCAATTTCTGTAGTTGAATCAGGTCCAGTTATTACATTCAGAACCTCTACTCCACCTTTTATCAGAAGTTTTGGAACAGGTGAAGGAGTTGGACACTTTTTTTTTGTTATACATTTTACTTTTTCCTTAGTTTCAGTTACACAGCGGGCTCTTTTCTTGGGCGCCATTCAACCTTAGGATTAAATGAAGTAACCAGTCAGGTGTTACCCTTTGATTAGCACCTCCTGGTGGCCCATACATGTTTACAATGTTTCCACTCTCATAATCTGTATTCTCTGTTGGTGTTGTTTGGATTACCCACCTCCCATTTTCTATAATTAATCCAAGTTTACTTCTCAAAGAGATATCTACTTTCTCAATTTCTTTTGGAAAATCTCTGTGGAGACTTTCACACCATTGAAAGGGATTTAAATGATGAGCTAAGTTACCATGTAGTAATTTAGCAGCAGTTCCAAAGAGCAGTTCTAATTCTCTTTCAGTTCTACCTCTATTCACAGTAGAAACCTGTAATCCTAGTTGAATTCCAGCTGCTATTAGAGAACTTAATCCAGAGGCAGTTTGAAAAAATATTCCATAACCTACAGCAGTTGAAAATGTACTAGCAATATAGGCAAGATTTGAAAATTGCTCTGCTGTCCATCCTAACTGAGCTAGAGCTTCTATTCCTGAGAGGCCTTCTATAGTCATAAGAGAAAACACTTCAGCTTCTAGGGCAGCGAGAGCTTCTCCAGTGAGTAGAGCTTCAATTGTAAGGCCAGATGCTGCACTCAGTTCAGTTGCTAGCACAATGATCTCCACCAAAGAAGAAATAATGCCTCCCATTTCTAAAAATTAAGAAAAAAAGAACTTACTTTTAAAAGCAGGAGAAGAGTTAACTTCTGTGCGGCTGGCTGGTCAGCTCAGAAAGCCCGCTCTTATTTTTGCATGGAGAGTCAACTTAAGGCGGAGACTTCCTTTTCACAAGAGGAAGTTTGGCAGGCCTCCAAAATGGCAAACAGCCAATTGTCTAGAACAGTCATTAGTAAGAAACCACATGCTGGGCATACTGCCACTAGTGCAGGGCCACCTGCCAAATGCAGTAATCTACATATCTAACTATGAGGGCTTTTTTTTTTATATTTAAGGAGGCTTGAGGCCTCTAGCCTCCTTGATTTTTCTATAAAAAGGAGAGAGACAGGAACTTGTACTTACTTGCTGTGGATTGCCCGCGCTTAAGGGTGCAAA